TGTCTTGGAAGCTTCCTCGGGCTCGCCGTCGATGTAGAAAGCGAACGATCCAGCCGCTTGACGTGCAGCGGTGATCGTCTTCCCACCTACCCTCGCTTCGAGGAACAAGCCCCTACGCCCGGTGATCTCGATGGCCTCAGGTGGGTGGGGGTTAAGGTTAATGTGGCGCGACATAAAGTCTCCTATCAGTGTGGGTCGAAGACCTTGATTCCGTTTAACTGGAAGAACTCATCCACCTCGTGGCGTTCGCATTCGATGATCCGTTCTCGAAGCCAGATCACCCAGCGTTTTGATTCCATGATCCCGGCGTGTTCTTTGCTCAGCGAGTATTCAAAACGCAGGTCGATGGTCTGTCTCGGGCAGTCCGCGTCGATCGCTTCGATCCGGATCAGCAGATAGATGCGTCCCCAACGTTCGAAGGTTTCGAACCGCCAGCCCGGCTTGTAGGTGAGTTCAGCGAGGAGCGGCGTAAGCGGCGTCTCTTCGATGTCCGCTAGATCATCTTCATATTCCCAGATCATGGGGCTACCGCAGATAGACCGAGCCGGAGAACCCGCCACCACCGACGACGCCCAGCGCTTGTCTGAGATCGGCGCGGGCGTGGGCCCGGCCCTGCACGTAGGCAGCCCGCATCAGCGCGATGATCTTCTCGACGTAGAGGATGTCCCAGTGCGGTCCCAGCGCCTCGGGCTTGAGTTCGAGTTGCGTCATGCTACCGTTTTCCCACATCCTGAGGCGAATGATGGTAGCCTCGCCCTTGCTGGCCTCGTCGAGGAGGTGATAGTGCTTCTCGTCTTCGGTCAGCTTGAGATATTCGATGTGGTAATCGAGGGTGTCGGATTCGCGTGCCATATCGGTTCCTTCCAGATCATTGCTCGACGGCGCGCTCGTCCAAGACGACGTTCATGTAGGGCGAGCGGGAAAAGGTCAGCATAGCCCGCGCCTCTTCCAGCAATTCCTCGCGGGTGGTCCCAGCCTCCGCCAGAATCTCGTCGGTCGCATCGATGGCGTAGTGCGCCATCTTCAAGGCCCGTGTGGCTTCCTCGAAAGCGATATGGAACAGCGCGATCTCGCCGGCCCGGACGCGGGCCGTCGTCCGCCATTCATCGCGATCCGCCTCGGACTCCTTCATGCGGTTGACCAGACGCTCGCGGTCGGTAAGCAGGTCCTTGATGAGCGCAGCGGCTTCGGCACCGTCGGGGTTGACCGAATAGGTTTCCATGCCCTTGAAGCCCTTGCGCGAGACGTAGTGGTGCTTCGTCATCGTGAGTCGGATCAGCAGAGCGTCGATTTGGCGGGGGTGCATGATAGGTCCTTATCAGTTGGGTATGATGATGCGCGCATCGTCGAAATATCGGCGAAGCGGCGGCGGGATCGTGATGCACCCATCATCGTGCTGGTAGTTCTCGATGATGGCTGCGACGGTGCGGCCGACGGCCAGTCCAGACGCGTTGAGGGTGTAAACGAACTTCGCCTTGTCCTTGTGATGTTCCTTGTAGCGCGTGTTCATACGCCGCGCTTGAAAGTCGCCACAATTCGAACACGAAGCCACTTCAACCCACCGCTTCATACCGGGGAACCATACCTCCAGATCATAGGTGATAGCAGCACCAAAACCAGTCTCTTCTTCACTCAGAAGGACCAGCCGATACGGTAGTTCGAGCTTGTCCAAGATCGAGATCGCCGAACCGCGAAGGAAGTCATGCTCAGCGGCGCTATCTTCGGGGCGCGTGATGCTGACCAGTTCGACCTTCTCGAACTGGTGTTGACGCAGTAACCCAGTCGCATCCCGGCCCAGCGATCCTACTTCCGAACGGAAGCACTGGGTCAGTGCCACCATTCGGATCGGAAGCTCTTCACCATTGAGGATGCGGTCGGCGACGCTCGCCACCAACGGCACCTCACCAGTCGGAATCAGCCAACCGCCCGGCACCTTGAAGCTGTCCTCAGAGAACTTGGGAAGCTTGTCCGTGCCAAACATGGCGTCCTCATTGACGATCACAGGTGGGATGCATTCGATGAAGCCGCCCACGCTGATATGGGTATCAAGCATGAACTGCCCCACGGCTCGGTGCAGCCGGGCCATGTCACCACGCAGGAAGGGGAACCGCGATCCGGCCAGCGCCGCACCAGTCTCCGGTTCGAAGCCGATCTTTGCGCCTAGTGTGGCGTGATCCTTGGGTTCGAAGAGCGGAATCGTGGGCTCGTAAAGGGTCGCCTGATTGTCCACCGGGACGAACTTGTCGAGAATGTTGGGAAGCTCGCACAGAAGCTGGTTGAGGTCCCCTTCGTAGATCGCTATGTGTTCTTCTTCGCGCTTGATCTTCTCGTTGAGTTCCCGCACTTTCGCCTTGGCGATTTCCGTCCATGCCGAATGCACCATGCCCATCCCGATTTCCTTGGTGATCCGGTTCCGATCGGCGAGGAGTTCTTGTGCGCGTGCCTTGTGATGTCGAACGTATTCGTCCAGCGACAGGATTTCGGACGCGACAGGATCAAGCCCTCGTCGCGCCATCTGGCGATCAAACTCGGCCGGGTCTGCCCGGATCATGCGAATGTCGTGCAAGTCAGTTATCCTTGTAACGCTGTTCGTCGCGGTCACGCCGCCATGCGACGTAGGTCAGTCCCAAGCTCCAGATGAGACAGGATGCAAGGAGAGCGTAACCGATCGAAATGAGGGTGTCCGACATTACCAGATCATCCGTCCGGTTGGGTTGTATTCGAAGATGTGCCAGACGAAGGGATCGTCGAGGATCGTCCCGTGGTAGTGGTGCATATTCGTAACCTCTTCACCGGTGGCGCGGATTTCGAATGTCCGTTCTTCGATGTCCTTGCCATGCTGTGGCTCCAGAGCCCACAGGCATTTTGTGCCGTTCGGGTCAAGCCCGACGTGCATGACTTGAGTGCCGAGAGGCAAGTTGATGGTGGTCGTATCAAAAAGCTTGTGCTTATGGATACGATACGGGACCATGCTGGTAGGAATCATGCTTCGGCTCTCCATTCGTCGATGTCTTCCCCGGTCTCCGGGTCATACCATTCCACCCACTCACCGTCTTCGAAGACTTCGAGGCCGCCGGCGTTGGCGTAGTCGGGCTTGATGTTGTTGTTGTATTGGAACAGGTCGTAGCGAGCCAGAGCGTCGATCATCTTGATCGCTTCCTCGGGGCTCTCCACCGGGACGTGAAACGACTTCATAGGCACCTGAGGGCACCACCAGACGCGCAGATCGCCTTCGACGGGATCAGTCATGACAAGGACTCCGCGTAGGTCCGGATTGCCATTCCTTCGGCGTTGAGAGCGAACTCCTTATACCGCTCGCCTTGGCGCATCTTGACCAGAGCCGGGCGGCGTCCGTTAGCCTTGGTCAGCCGGATCGCACAGGCTTCGGCACAGCCGAGTATGCAATAGTCCTCATCCAATCCGGTGATCGTCGAGATTTGAGCCCGGTTCAGCTTGTCGTAGATCGCCGAGATTTCAAGCGGATGCAGCATTGATACTTCCTTACCAGATTTGATCGAGCATACAGGCGGCGACGCCGACGAACATGCCGAGAACGTAGGTTGCGAAAATGTGTCCCCGCGTCGTGCGGACGATCTCACCAAACCAGTCGAAGATGTTCACAGTTCCTCCATCAGCTTCTGCCGCACCCATGCGAGGCGCTTCGGGTTTTCGTGCATCAACCCGTCGTCACCTTCCTGCCAGTAGTCGATCTCGTAGTTGAACGGGGTATCGCACTCTTGCCCGAACTGGTCTGACAGGAGATCACGTAGCTCATAGTAGAGCTTGGTTGATCGTTTTTCAGCGTGATAACACAACCCAAAAGAGCGGCAGAATCCACCTTCGGACGGCTTACCGGGGATAGCTCCACTGGTCGCCCAGTCATGCCAATCAGCAAGGAACTTGCTGAGGTCAGGACTCACGCCGTGGTTTCCTCAGCGAGCTTTTCGGTCGTGTCTTCGATGCCCGGCTCAGCCGGCACACCGAACTTGCCTTCCATCTTCATGACGATGAACTTGCGGCCGGGATGCAGCTTCGCCAGCCGCTCAGCTTCCGCCATGGCGAGTTCGCGGGTCGGATGGTAGAACTGGGGCCGGCGGCCGAACTTGGTCCAGATGCACCACGAGCCGATCTCCTGATAGGCGGCGCGGGGCGGTTCGGGGGTGAGATCGTTGGCGGTCACAGTGCCGGGTTCGCCACTGGTCATGAGGTCGGCCATCAGATTCATAGTTTGAACTCCTTTTGAGGGTTATCGATTTCAGCGAGGAAGGACTTGATAGCCATTCCGATTCCCTTGAGGCGCGGTAGATCAAGAAGATCACCATCGCGGTCGGCCCGCTCGATTTCCTCTTGAAAGAGTTCGAGCCCATGGCGCTTGACCAGAACGTAACCAGCAGCCCGGTCGGAATCAGCAACAGCACGCGCCAGTCCATTCTCGAAGCCCGGAAGGTTATCTTCGAAAGCGAAGGCGATCGCAGCAGCCCGCCGGTGGGTGATCTCGTCGTTCATTCGGACGGCCTCATATACTTGGCAGCGATCTGGAGAACACCATCCCAGTTGTCGGTGTCGAACGCTGCTTGCAAAAATTCCGCGTCCTTCAACTGCTCTTCGGGGATGCTGATCAAGCCTCGGTGGACCAAAGGTCCCACCTCATCGAGCGGCATCATCGGCACCTCGGCAGCCAGCCATTCGCGCTGCTTCGGTTCCATCAGCGTGCCGATGACGCACGGCGAATTATATTCACACGAGCCCATATGCGGCTTACAGGCTTCGAGATGTGCCGGGGTGAGGTCGTTCAGGTCGATCTTGATGGGCAGCATGTCAGTAGGTCCTCACCGTATAGCCCTTGCCCCACCCCACCCACGTCCCGCATACGACGCCCTTGACGGAGCGCCCGGTCGGTCCTTTGGCGGTGAACTTATTGGCGGTGGTGTCATCCCGGCCGCAGCCAAACATATCATGTCCTCCGACGACGATCTCGGTGTAACCCTGATCGGTCAGAACCCGCTCCACCTCATCGCGAGGCGCGGTGCAACCGGTAGCGAGGGCAGCCAAAGCAGCGAAGGCAGTCAACTTCTTCATCATGCGGCTTCCTTGTTCATGTATTTACCGGCGATCCTGACGAGATCATCCCAGCGGCTCTGGTCGAACGCCCGCTGCAAATCCAACGCGTCGCTGATCTGGTCTTCCGGAATTTCCAGAATACCGTCTGACTTGAGAGTGAGGACTGAGGCAAAGGGCCGGTAGTTGCGTTCGTCCGGTGTCATCAGCGTGCCGATGATGCACGGTGCGGTGTTGTGGGAATGGCCCAGCACGGGGGCGCATTCGTCGAAGTGGGCTTGGGTGAGATCGCGGAGGTCGATCTTGATCTTGACTTCGCTCATTCACCTTCTCCGGTGTTCGGGATCATTTCGTCCAGCGATCGGCACATCTGGCGAACGGGGCAACGCTGGATTTCGCCCTTCATGGCGCGACCTTGCTCGATCAAACGGTCGGGCTCCAGTTGGGCCCGGATGTTCTCAAGCATGGTGATCGGGACAAGAACCATCCCATGCGGGATGTAGATTTTCTCTTGTGTCGTCGTCATGGTGTGTCTCCCCTGTTACTGTGCGAATCGGATAGGACGTTTCTTCCGGTTAGGCAAGCGGCATTTTAACTGATTTCGGCTGGATCAACCGCAGACCGTCGATGAGGCTGTCGGCATCTGAGGAGATGTTGTCCGCCCAGTCGCTCAACAGCATCTGGTTAGCTGGTGTATGTAGCTGCTCCTCAGCTTCCATCATCTCGTCCATCAGTCGCTCAGCGCTGCGCTTGATAGTCTCGGCGCGTCGCCGCCATGAGCGTAGCTGGTTGGGCGTGATGGTCATCCTTCAAATTCCTTCATCATTGCGATGGCCGCTGCGCGGTTTGCAGCTACACGCAGAGGATCAGTCGGGCAGTGAGACCAGTCGCGAGCAATCGTTTGAAGGGGCTTGAGAGCGGTGGTGATCTCATCGATCGCCGCACCAAACTCTGCTTGGTAGGTTTCATC